TATTTTACAGTTTACCCTGTCAACTTTCTTGTTTTTATGATAAGTGGAAGGGATGGTGTAACGGAGCTTGCAATTTCTACCTCTTTGTTTATTGCAATTACTGCCATTATTTGCAGTGTTATTGCATACATTGAAACAAAAAGCTCATATTCATTTTTATTTAGTGTTATAGCTTCCGCGCTGCCATATTACTCGCTTACTTATGGATTTGCAGCACATCCTTTCTCTCATTACTCTACAAATGCTTTCGGATTAATTGGGGTTCTGTTTTTTATCTTATCTTGCAGGCATGGTTACAATATCCCAATGGTTATCTTATCATGCCTGATATTCATTCTTACATCTTTGTCAGATCCTTGGTGTCAAGCAGCGTTCTTTATGCCCTCTTTACTTACTAGCATTTACTGTAACTTAAAGGATAAGGAGGGATATATAAATACTATTATATTGGCCATTGGCTTGGCAATTTCCATGAGCCATATTCTCACAAGATATCTTGGTCTTCCATATATAGATTTCAAAATTATTGACCCATCTATGTGGATTGAGAATGCCAAGTGGGTTGTTCTGTGCATCGGCAGAAGCATGAATATATTTTTCATTGAAGCTAGCTATGCGTATTTAGCTAGCTTCTTGATATGGTGTATAGCTTTTATGTACTCTGTATACAATCTTGTTATAATTAAAAGAATATCTATCAATATATGTATATTGTCATTTCTCAGCATATCCGCCATCATAACTTCATTTGTGGTAAGTTATATTGGAGCGTCTGATATTAGTGCTCGATTCTTCATGAATGTATACATATTATGCTTATTAATTGTTTTTATTAATGCAATTGAAAGTAGATCTGTGGCTTTATTTTTCCTTATCGCTTTATTTTCAATAAACTCAGCTTTTTCTTACTCAAAGCATAAAAATTCGCTACATAACGAAACCCACGAAACAGTTAAATACATGCAGTTTCTTAATGAAAACTCGCTTAAATGCGGTTATGGCGAATACTGGAAATATTCCAATAATGTCAATTGGCTTTCTAATTCAGAAATTAGCATAGTACCTGTCAGATTTAACTTAAACACTTACTCTTTAGATTTCAATAGACCTAGATCTCAAACAATGAGGTCCTGGAAGGGGTTGTGCGACAATGAAAAAAGATATTTTGTATCTATTCCCACGCCTTACATGGGTGCTAGTAAGGAGGAAAGCAGAAAGCTTTTAAATGGGATAAAACAACAATTAGGCTCTCCTAGTGAAGAGTTAAAATATAGCAGATTCACTATTCTTGTATATGAGAATTAATTAAGAGCGGGAGGCATTACACTGCCTCCCGCTTTTCATTTGGATCTGCTAAGCGCTAACTCAAGGACCAACGCCTCTGAGTATGAAACGCCATAGACGCCTTCGTCAATAGTAACTACTCCGTAGTCAAGAGCATTAATTCCCTCAGTTTCGAATGCCGAAATAATTTCCTGCGCAATAACGCCGAAGTGCATTTTTGAATCACCTTCCTTCCATCTGTACTGATAAAACTGCACTTTGCTCCATGCTGATAGAACTCTTTCATCTATGGTTTGAATGTCCTTTTTCTTTGTTATGTCGGAGGTTTGGATGGTCCCATTCGCGGCGAAAACAGCAGCCCAGCGGTTGGCCCCAGAACCGAGGTTATAGGTGTTGTCGGATGCTGGTCTAACGGAACCAGTAAACTGGTGTACGCCCGCGCTATACTGCATCACGCTTCCGCTGAAGTTAGCAGACGGAGTGGTGCTGTTTGAAACGCTTATAGCACCGTCCTGATACTGTGTTCCAGCGGCTCTTAAAATTAACTGTGGATTGCTTGTTACAACGCGAGATCCTAAAGAAACAGTTGCAGCGCTGCCAGGTGTTACATCATGCGCCACAACGATAGGTTGACGTGTGTAATTCTGATTAACATGCGGGCCTGTGTATGAATCTTCTCCATTGACAACAGAATAATCAAGTTCTGTGCCAAGCCCTTTAAATCGGAATGATGAAGATGCTGAAGACAGGTAGACCTGATTGAAGGAGCTATCATTTACACCTGTAATTCTGTTATTAGTTCCTACACTAAAAGCACCTTCAAGACTGAAAAGCGCAGCAGTACCAACTTCGGCGAACACCGGCTTTAACCCCGTTTCCGGGTTAACACTATCAGATTGCAGGAAGTTGCTAGAGTAGAGTCCGTTTATATTTAATTTTGCAGCCTCTCCCACACGTATCCAACCGCGAGCTAAACTGCCGTCTGTATTGTATTTATTGTTAAATACATGAACGTTAAAGTTATTGAAATTAACTGAGCTATAACCTTTAATGTCAATAACTCGGATTGCATGAGTAACTTCACATCCGCAGCCATTCATTGTAACCTGCCCACCAATATAATATACAGCCTGAGCAGGAAAACCCTCCCTACCAGTACCATCTGCTGCGCAGGCATTTAACGCTGAATAGTTACAGGATAAATCAAACCCGTAGTAATTACGCCCTGTAGTTCTTGGATTTGTATTAATTGCATAACAGGAGTTCATGGATATGCTTGTGCCAGCGTTAATGGTAAAGGGAGCACGGCATTCAACTCGAACGTCTGTTAGACTTGTAACCCAGCTGTTATTAGACCAAAATCCATCTTCACAGCAAGTAATATACATGTTTTTGAAGACCGACTCAGCCATAGCATAGGTTAAGAAGGCGTAGCCGGATGATGTAGTTTGCACATAGCTACGGTTTAAATAGTGGCGAAGACCGGTAGCCGGATCCCATCTATCTGATCGCGGGGCGTGGCGGTCAACTGCGAAATCAGAGAAAGATAACCCAGTAACTACGCGGGTAATGCCACCAGTTAATCCACCATCTGTATCAATATCGGCAGCATTAGGTAGTGCAATGATAATGGCGTCAATGCCGTTATAAACTCTGCTAGTACCCCAGGGGTCTGTAATAGCAGGCTGGTCTGTCAACCCTGCCGTTCCTACTTTTCGGATGACGGATTTGGAAGTCCCCGCCCCGTGAATAACTGTGCCCGTGTATACACGCAGAGGCAAACTGGTGTGATATATGCGCTTCGAAAGCAGTAATGGCTTTCTGGTATCAATTGCTGCTTGTAATGCTGCGTAATCATCTTTGTCGGGGTCGTCGCCAATAGCTCCAAACATTTCTGGGGTTACGTAGGTAATAGCATCAGCTACTGTTCCTGCTGGAGAAAGGCCAATAAGACCTGCACCAGTTTCTTCTGCAAGGGCTGACCTCAGTGCTGCGTCACCAACGCCTACCCACGCGCCAGGAGCGATCCCTCCAGTGGATTCAGGGTCAGAGGCAGCAGGAACGTCTTTCGGCAATTCACCACCCCAGTAGAACCATGACTTGCTATCATCATCCCAGATAAAGTCTTTACGGGTAGATAATGTGGCTCCAGCAAGGAACGTCCTTGAACCATTTATGTAGCCTGAAAGCTGATCATTCACGTCATCTACAGACGGAACATTTAGATTTGCTCGGGCCTGCTCATTATTTGCCAAATCAGCAAGGTTTTTATTTGACCTCAGCAAATGGGTAATAGGTAGCTTTTGGTCTGTTTCGTTTTGATTTATGAGTAATTGCGCTGAATCAACTGTGTCTGTTGCCGCAGGCAATTCAGTTAATTTAACTTTTTGTTCTGCCATTATGCTGTCCTGTACCAGGCTGCCTGATTAATATACTTATTCGTAATATCTACTTGAGCACTACTACCGGCATCGTCAGTGCTTCCTGAAAATGTATGCTTGTGAGAACCGATGGCTATGTTATGGGTATGATTCCCATTAGATGTTGTTCCTGACGAAATTTTCCCGCTACCTGAGTGCAATGCTCCTTGCTCTACGCCAACCTGCTGCGCAGCAACGCCTTGTGTATTTAACTGGTGAGTGTGAGCACCTGAGCTATTCGTGGTTTTTGTTCCATAATCAAACGTTTCAGTTTCACCTCTAAAGGGGTGATTGTGCTGGGGTAAGTTATTTACACTCAACGCAATGCTATCGGCACCACCAACTACCCCAACATCGCTTCCTGATGAATTGGCAATGCGAACAGTGCGACCGGAACCTGCAATTCTGGCCCACACAGTGCCAGGGAAAAGCACATTCGGATTAGCGGCAGAGTTAAACCAAATGGTTATTCCCTTTGGATAAATGCCGTTGATCATTGATTCGAGAAGAATTGCCAGTGTTATGGAGCGGTCATTCCCGGACTGATTTATATGTAGCAGGTCTTCTGAACCGGCCGCAGTAGCTGATGTAAGGTCGGTAAGGTATTTTAGTTGAATGTCTGCCATCAAGCCCCCTCAAGGTCAGCTACGCGTGCCTTTAAATCTGCTATTTGAGTGTATAAATCGTTAAGTAGCATGTTCAGGTGATTCGCTGCCAACTTGCTCCCTGCGGCAATTGAGCCATCAGGCATGCGCACGGGCGGGACAAATCCGCTAGCAATGATTTCATCAGGTACGGGCTCTTTGTTGTTCTGGCCGTCTGCATAAGTGACGTCAGTTGCTGCGAATGAGGTAATAGCCATTTAAATTCTCACTTAGGCATAGCGCCGCAAAGCATCGTCCCGGTGACACCATAGTCACGGGAGAAAATGAGTAGGTAATCGTCGTCAGCGACGCCAAGGTATGAGCCGTTTACTTCCAGAACGCCGGATACTGAGCCAGCTGCATCCAGATACGATCCACCAATGAACACGGAGCCTCGGTTAAGACCCAACGCCGTGTCGACATCAACCTGCATAGCGGTGTTAGACCCAACCTGAAGCGCCTGACCTGAGTTGGTATCAATACCGGCAAGTGAAAAGCCGTTGAGCCCATAGTCATGCGTTGAATAGGCGCGTACACCGGCGACTGACGCACGATCAACGATGGCGTTAATATTTGTCGGTACGTAAGGGCCAGTGGCGTGAACACTGAAAGCTGCCGGGAATAGCTCGACGAGCTCAACGTCTGCACTTGATGTCGTGGTGGCGGTTACGACCATCACGTTATCAGGGGTGCCACTGAATGCAGTTGCGAGCTTCGCCTGCATGATTGCGCGACGGTAATCGTCATCTGACATGCCATCCCGACCGACATCGACGTACTGTCCGAACCGGTCAAGCTCGATGCCGTGAGCGTTATAGATGCTCTGCGTCAGGTAGATATACTTTGCGCGGGCTTCTATCTCGGGATGCATGGTGCCGACAGCAGCAAACAGATCTGGCACCTGCCCGCCTTGTTTCAGCCAGTCAGTGGGCCGCTGACGTATCAGGGCGAGGAAATCAATATCAACCCATTCATCAGACACCTGTGACCTCCACGTTCGCAGCGGAGAAGGAAGCAAAGGAATTCTCTGCTACTGAAATATTGGTTTCAGCAAACGTGGTGCCGTCTGTGCTCACCGTGACTGTCATCTTTCCGATGCCCGTTGTGTTGGCGTAGATATAGCCGTAGATGCGCTGGGTGATCACGTCGTCACCAAGACCAAGTGTCGCGCCATATGCGACAACCCCCTGCTTAATTGCATCCACAACGGCAGCCGGAAGAGGCTCTTCAGTATCAAGCAGAACCACATCAACTTTGACGTAGATATCGACTTCGGTCGGTCGGGAGAAGTTTACCAGGTGAGGTCGTTCGAACCGGTCGTATACAGTGATGGCGATAGAGCCGTAGGTGGCAATGCCTGCACCTTTGTACTTCCAGATTGCGTCTGCAATATTCTGCTCAAGGCCACCAGATACGATGGTATGAATTGCTTTTGGTGGAATGCTATCCACTGTAGCCATGGTGTCGTTTTCGATGACCTTTGCCAGCGTCACCCCACTCACCTCGGTAATGAGTCTGGTCTCAATGGCTGGGATAGTCGCCGCACCACCTGAAGACGAACGGCTTTGATAGAGTCGCTGTCGGTAATCAGTATCAGATTCGCGATCTGAACCGGTAGCACCCTGAACCAGGTTGTTTACTGCAGTCCATCCAGTGATAGCGCTAACAGGATTATTCAGCCCGCCTACCGGGACAACAATTGGTCCTGCCTCGGTAGCTTCAAATATTGCCGGAGATCCGATTAGTTGCCATGACAGACCGGCTGTCAGCGATACTGCATAGCCCTCGATAAGGTTTTCAGAGGTCAGATGAATGACCGAACCATTGGCAGTGGCAGAGTACTGGCTTGTTTCGTCAACAACTGCAGCAAGACCTGTAGCGATGCTGTTAACCGTATCGCCTGATACTTTTGTGTAGGTATGGTCAACGCCGGCAACCCGGATTGTGTATGTGGTTTGCGTGTTGTTCGTTACCCGAACTTCACCATCGAGCAGTGTTGAGCGGGAAATTGAATAGTCAGCCGTTAGCCGGAATTGGTAGTTTCCGAAAGATGCCAGAGAGCCAGCGGGAACCAATCGGGACTCAGTTCCGTAAATAACCGCATTGACCTTCGTCGTTGTTTTACCGTGACGCGTAATGCCGCCCATCCAGTCGCCAAGCGCATCAAGAGCGAAACCCTCAGCCGATGCCAGGAAGCGACTGGACCACAGTTCTTCCTCCGTCTCGAAGTGAATAGCGTTCTGCTCTGCCTCAATCCCGATCCACTGGCCTGTTGTAGAGTCAGCTTCCCTGTTAACCGGCCCTACGACCGTCTCCATTGCATCACCGATTTCCTGGACCATTTCCGGTAATGTCGGCTTATCAAAGCCTGTTGCAGTAATGTAATCAGCCATAATCACCTTAATTCAGGCATAAAAAAGCCCCGCACGATGGCGAGGCATATTGAAGGGGGTATTACTCAGGGATACTGCACCAACCCGTAATCAGTGTTGGCTGTGAACTCGATACTCAGCTTTCTGTTTGCACGGTCAAAATTGTAGGTGAATTCGACTATTCCGGTAACGCCTTCTACCTCAAGAATCTCAGTCCTGATAGCTGAAAGCGCGCCATTTAGCGTCACCCGCTTGCCAAGCACATCCTGCAGATAAGGGGTGCCAAATTCACTATCAAGAAACCACTCGCCGCGCCACAGGTTGAGTCTGAACTCAATCTGCTGCCTCACCCGTTCCGCGCCGTCTACGTACTGCAGCAGGCCGTTGGTGAATACGACCTTGTTGTCAATCAGTCTGAAGTCGATCATTAGTTTTCCGGGCCTCCGGTAGTTCCGCCACTGTCACCTGGGTGACGGTGAGTGCCGATCTTAATTCCATTGATAACGACATCGCCAGTCACCTGCATGGTGCCGGTAATCGTCGCAACAGAAGCACCACCGCCACCGCCAGTCATGCCGCCTTGATAGGTAAATAACTGCTCTACAGTCATCTTTCCTTTAACGGTGTGCAGAGGGGTAATTTCCTCCACCCCGCCAGGTGCATTAATGGTCATTTTTCCGTTAGCGTCAAAAGCAATGAAAGCGTCACCGAAGTACATACGCATATCGTCGTTGCCTGGCACTGCATCGCTGTATCCGGCACCTGGTATCACGTAGGAGTCTACGATATCGAAACGCCTGGTGTCGTCACTTCCGTCTGTCGCCTGCTGGCACACAATCAGCAGGCACTGATCGCCAGGCTGAACTGGCCCTTTGATGCCCGCCTGCCCGTTGGCAAATTGAGGCCACACCATCCGTAAATCACTCAGCACCGGATAGGCGTTAGTGTCACCGTCAGCGTAAATCTTCTCGCCATCTGGCTTGACCGTCACCTTTCCCCCGCTGTAGCTAACCACTGTGCATGGCAGCGCAGTGTTTACCGTGTCCATTTCCGTGCTGACAAGCCGCCTTAGCGCCTCAACCACATCACTGTTATCTGCCATCAGATGAACCTCAACAGCGCTTCCACGCTCCATTCCTGCCCATGCGTATCGCCGCTGTAACGGGCCTCTTCCACCCGGAAAAACTCGCCATCAATGCCGCGTGATTTCACCTGTACGTAAGCGCCTGGGTAAATCGCCGGGTTGAGCAGTGACTTCACTCTGTAGCCCTGCACTTCGAGTGTCACCCTGTCTTTAAGCTTCGCGGTCGGGTCTTCAACATCAACCACCGTCCTTACAATGCCTTTCTGCCCGTACTTGATACCCTGCTTAGCGGCAGTTTTTTCTGTCATCGTTTTTGCTTCGCGGCGCGGGTATCCAATCATCCCTGTGTCTTTCGACAGAACAACTGCCGTATCTGCGTACACTCCACCCTTTTTGATGATCTGAATTTCGCTATCCTGTGCACTCCACTCCAGCCCAAGGTAATTGCACACCCGGTCCATAGCATCTCGCACCCTGCCGTTATAGGCGTAACCTCCGACATACTGCTTATCCTGCACCTTGCTGATGCTCATTTTTAATGGCAGGCCAAAGTTCTTGGCAACACCATTAAGCACGGTCATTGCCGAGGTGTTTGGTGGAAATGAAACGCTAATCTTTGCATCACGAAGCGGAATAACACTGTCCCTGAGCTCCATCTCTGTGATGATGTCAGGACCATCCTGATAGGTAAGACTTCGGCATGTGGTTCCGGTAAAGATGGTAATCGCGCCAATGTCGTTTACGTAGCCGGCCTTGATAATGACGATATTGTTTATCGTCTCCATCAGAGTGATTGTGCTGGGCGCGGCATTGTAGATTTTGAGGGATGCCTCGTTAGCAGTTTTGCTGGCAGTTTTCGTGATATCGAACTCAAAGCGAAGGTCTTTAATGCTGACGGCTTCGCCCTGCGGCTGACCTACGATTATCTCACCCGTTCGTAGAAACAAACTCATCTATTTCATCCTTAGTGGCGTACAACAGAAGGTGATCGCCTCCTATCGAATAGATATCAGGTCGCACCTTCTCACCGTAGGTACGGATGAAGTAAATGTCGCCAGTGAAACTATCGAAGCTGAAGCTTTTTAGTAGCGGGTAGTTCTGCACAAGTTTCACGCCGATGATGATTGGCAATGATTCCCGGTCGTAGATACCTAACGACCAGAATCCAAATCGCTCATTCCACCGCAGACGAAGTGAGACGGGTGTGTCATCAAACACAGCCTGAAGCGTCTGGTCCGTAAATCCAGCCTGAAAGTTAAGTGGGGTCATGGGGTCACATTGCCTATAATTTTACCGAGATAATCATGCAGTTTGCTTCCGGCACCAGACAGCCCATCGACAGTTTGACTTAATATTGAGCCAGTGTTTTTTCCAACGCTCTTCGTTGGCGTTGCCCGATTGGCTGTCGCTGCATCAGCTGAGTTCGAGGTTCCAGCCTTTGCAGACGCGCTGGATTTTCCTGCGTCCGTTTTCCTGACTCCGACTCCAGGGGGGATTTCTGTTGTTGCTGTGCTGACAATATTTGCCTGTACAGCATCAATCGTGAAGTTCACTGCGTCGCCATCTTCTACGCGTCGTGGAATGTTTATGCCCTGTATCAGCATATTTTCGTACGTGTAGTTTTTGGTGTAGATGGTCACCAACTCATTCGACAGATAAAGCGAATCGAGTAATTTTATCGCTGTATTAACCCGGTCCTCACCATCAAAACCGGTGGCTATGGCGTTTGATGCCTGAGTAAGCACACCAGTAATTGGCGCGTTGCTTATCATCCCTGCAATGGTTAGCTTTCGCGGCTGACGGATGATGTGATCTGATATCGGAGAGCCGTTCTCTACCGGGTTCATTGTCACATCACGATTCCATTCGTGCGTTTCCTGATCCAAGGTATCGAATTCAAGATTGCCCACGCTTGGGTCTGTAAGCCTGAAGGTGTTATCGCCTGAAGAATTCCACAGGAAGCCAAGCACGTCAGTTGCCATGCTAGCCTCCTGTGTTGAAATTCAGCGTATTGCCCAGTTTCGTAGACATTTCTCCATAGGCCTCTTGCGCTGACTGTTTCAGTACGCCTTGCTGCTCGGCAGAAGTCCCGGCCGGAACCGTAATATAAACATTGGTGTTCGGCGCAAATGTTCCACCCATTAGCGAGCGATCTCGGTCATATGCCGCACCGGCACTTCTTGTCATGCTATCAAGAGTGTTTGGCGCAGTCAGAATGCTGGATGGCATCGCTAGAGTAGCTTCGCTATCGCGCTGGTTCTGGTTAAACGCATGCCAGTTCTTGGCGGCCCTTTGGAAGGTGTTATCACCTTGCTTTGAGGTTGATGGTTCTGATGCATCGCCACCTAGCCACTCAGGAAGGAAGGAGTTTGTCCAGTCATTGAATTGCTTCAGCGGGTTGTTCTGAAGGGATTTATCAAACCTACCAAGCCATTCATAGGCCTCTTTGAATATCTGGACAAGCGCCGTCAGTGAGTCGGTGATTTGGTCAATGCTCTGTTTATATTCGCTTGCTGGCCCGATTAATCGACCTAGCACTGACTCCTGACCATTGAGCCACGAGTTGACGTCTTCTCCGATTAGAAACAAAGCAGCAAGCGCGGCAATTATCAAAAAGACAGGGCTAGTAAGTGCTGTAAATGCTGCGGATAACAGATATACGGCCCCAGCCAACCCAGCGGCACCCAATACAACGCCAAGCAATTTAACAGCGTTCTCAGCGCCGCCGAGGGCATCGGTAACAATATCGAGTGAATATTCGACTTTGTCTGCCAGCCAGAGGAATTTGTTGGCTATCCAGGTTACCGCCCCGCTACTGCGGTTCATTCTCGCAATGAACTGATCCCACTTGTTCCCGGCAATTGTCAGCGCCTGCCCGATAGTCAGGGGCATTTGCTGGAAAGCCTTATCGAATTCAGGCCCGATAGTTTTCAATGCCCCTATGATGGCTTTCGTTGTCAGTTTTCCATCGGCCGCCATTTGCTTTAGCTGTTCGCGAGGTATTTTCAACGCCTCACCGATTTTATCCAGCAGCATTGGAGCCGCCTCTGCAAGCGATCGGAACTCATCCCCCTGCAACACACCAGAACCAAGCGCTTGAGCGAACTGCAGTAATGCTGATGATTGTTCTTCAGCTGTTGCTCCACCTACAACCATAGCTTTGGATACCGTGTCGGTTATCGACAATAGCTCTTCCTGCGATGTCACAACGCTTTTGGCGGCGTTGCCTACGCGCAGGTAAAAGGTGGCATAGGAGTCGATAGACTGGCGCGAGTCAGCGGCATGCTGCGCAACCTCATCGAATGCCGTTGCAGAGTCAGTAACGGTCTGACTAAGCATGCCGATACGAGCCTCAAACGACTGCATACTATCGGCTGTCTTGGCTATGTTTGATATCGTCATAGCCCCGAAAACGGTAGCTAACACACCGCCAAGCGCACTGAATGACTGGATTGTTTTATCAACTTTCCCGTCGACTTTATCCAGCCCCTTCCCTACGTTATCCGAACCGGTCAGCCCGAGACGGATTAGTAATTCTCGAATAACCATTTACTTCTCCGGTGGCGCGTTCAGATAGTCGGTCATCTCTATGAGAGCATTTAGCTTTAGCAAGTCATCACATGTGACCAGGCCAGACTTCACCTCTGCGACCGTACACATGTTCCGCAATATCGGACGCCATACCCAAAGCTCATTTTCAACGTCTTCTCTTAGCTTTCCCGGGTCGCGCCTTTCGCCAGCGCCTGAACACGGCTTGCCAGTTCTTTTGGGCTTAGTCCAAACAGGGTGAGTGCTTTCGTGAAAAAAGGGGTGAAGTTGAGCTTTAATACCTCCCAGCACAACTCGAAGAAATCGAAGAGTGTGTCCACGGTGAAGA